CAGCCTATGTGAGCTTCCTAGTGTTGCTTACCTTGCTGTTCTTCATCATATTACCATTTGAATTGTATTTATATATCATCGTCAAAGACGCTGTAGAGTTTTGTTATAGGAGTAAGTAAGCATGGATGAGAATCATAAACAAAAGTGGACATATCTGATGGGTTTAACCTACATGATTGTCAATATCGCAGACTTCGTAGCCTTCCCTATCATGTACACCATAGTACAGTTTTGGGAGACACAAGCAGCTAACGATGCCTTCCGTCAGTGGGTTCCTTTGACCTTGACTAACGGTGGCTTTATCCACATTGCCTTCGCTGCAATCTTGGGTATCTCAGCATTCAACAAACCAGAAGAAAAGAAGCCTGCTGATGCTGCGTAATCTGTTGGCCTTGGTTGTCTGCCTAGCTCTTGCCTTCTTCGCTGGTAAATACAAAGCCAGACAGGAGATCCAAGAGGACGTTACCCGTATCGAGACAAAGATGCAGGAGACAGTAGCTACAGCCAATGAACAACTGAAGAAGGAAAAGAAAGATGCTGAAATTAAGATCAATTCTCTCAAGTCTGCTGTTGCTGATGGCTCTCTCAGGCTGTATGTCCGTACCAGTGAGCCTACCGCCGCTGCCTCAGGAGCTACAGAAAATGGAGCCGAACTTGACAAACAGGTTGCTCAAGACCTTATCAGCATCACCGCAGACGGGGACAAAGCCATAATTCAGCTCAATTCCTGCATTGACTTTTACAACAACCTTAGGACAATTAAATGAACCTCTCCGAACACTTTACGCTTGAAGAAGCAACCCATAGCGATACAGCTATCCGTCAGGGTATTGACAATCAACCTTCTACTGTCCAACTTGAGAACATGAAGACAGCAGCTCAGAAGTTAGAGCAGTTACGAGCTATTACAGGCCCATTGAACATCAATTCATGGTTACGTCTACCAGCTGTTAACGTGGCTGTTGGAGGCTCTAAGGTGTCCTCTCACATGGATGGTTGGGCTATCGACGTATCTAGCTCTAAGATGACTCCTTACCAACTGTGTCAGGAAGTCAAGAAGGCTGGTATCAAGTTCGATCAGATGATCCATGAGTTTGGTCGTTGGATGCACATCTCCTTCGCTCCTGAGATGAGACAACAAGAGCTGACTATCTTCAAGCCTGAAGGTAAGTACAAAGCAGGTATCCTAACGGAAGCTGAATACCACAAAGCATAAGTTTACAACCTAAGTTTTTAAGTATACAAAGAAGCCCACCTTTTGAGTGGGCTTTTCTGTTTATAGGTGAGGGTACTCGCTGTACTCTTCTTGTGAACGGCACCAGTTTATTGGTAAAGAGCGAGGCGTCTCCAACTTTCCCCTCATAAGTCGTTAGAAGAACAGGATTGCTATGTTGAAGAATCCTAGATGGATGATGATAGCTTGACAGAACTCAAAGTTATCTTCATCAGTCTCTACGATAGCTTCATCAGTATGAGCAATACCAACTACTAGGCCTCCTGACCATGCAAAATCTATTACCATGTTTCATCCTTTGAGTAGATCATGTGAGGCACTGAGCGCACAGTAGGGAACTTCTCCTTAAAGGCTTCAATGGTCATATCCTTGCCTAAGTGAACCTCAACAAAGTCAACCCCTTCCGAGGCTAACCTTGTCTTCAGTAGCACACACGCTGGACAGTTGTCTTTAGTGTATACGATGGTCTTCATACTTAGATCTCACAACCACCGGCAGTGCAGGCCAATGTCTGAGCACCTTCTACGTTATCGGTATTCTCAGTCATCTTCTCCCAATCAATCGAAGTCGGAGTCTCAGCAAGGAGTTGAGTGTACGTATCCGCATCAATGGACTCATAGGGAGCTTGACGATAAGTTCCACCGTCCATCGGTAAGTAAGATACGCCAGTGATCTCATCGAAGTGTTCCCATGTCCATGCGCCTACCTTAGGCCATTCATTCTCATTCACTGAGATTGTAACAGATGGCTTATGCTCACACCAATGGCGCTGGAAGGCCAACCACAAGTCCAAGTGTTCGATAGCATTCAAGTCTTCACGTAGACGAGCACCTTCAGGTGTCTTCATAGGGAAACTAAAGATCACAGTTGACTCAGGCTTCATGACACAAGGCTCCCAAGGGAAACCAGCATCCTTCAGGAACTGAGTAAGCGGATCTTTGGCATCGCTACGTACACGACGAATGAAATAAGCGCTATGTTGTGGATGAATGCCACTAGCAGTACCAGTAAGCTGGCTAACCGTACCTTCGGGTTTGACACATGTGATTGCAGCAGAAGCATTAATGCCCAATTCAGCAGCAAGATGCTTGTTAGTATCCACAGCAACATTCTTCAGCTCCTCAAGGCGCTTAGGAAGCTCTGTATCGTAGGCATTGTTCAGCAACTGGTTATCCAAGATACCTGTCATTGATACACCCAACAAACGCTCTTCCTCAGTGTTAGTCTGCCATACCTTACGGAGGTACGGGAAGTTGGTCATTGTCGATTGGAAGGTTCCCAAGATTGTCGCAATAGCGACTTTTTCTTTAAGAGACTCCAATGTATCCCCCGCACGAACAATAACTGAAGATAGATTGCAAAATTGGTAAGGGCGGAGAATGATTTCAGAACAAGGGTTAGTGCCCCACTCTTTATCGAGTACACGACGACCATTCTTAGACGCTTGAATCTCTGACGCATAGCGGTTAAAAATCCCACGCTCACCTGAGTGACTTTCATAGATACTGCTCCATTCACGCATAAACTGGCCTACATCAGGCTTGACATCATACACTGCTGAGTTGTTAGCCAAGGCTCGTTGACCGTTACCATCCCACCAAGCTCCAGCCTTAGCCTTAGCCATACGATCATCACCCAAGTCAGACAGGGAGATCATGGCTGAGCGACGAACTCCACCGACAACCACAACTTCTCCAATCTTACAGAGAATATCATGGCACTCAATCGAGAAGAGCTTGCGGCCTTGGGCAGCTTTAAACTTAGTGACCACGTACTTAAAGAGATCGACCAACGGCTCTGGACCACTTGCACGGCCCCCGAAGGTCTTGAGGCGTGTACCAGCAGGGCGCACAGCAGAGACATCCCACTTAGGTACTTCTCCCGCCCACAATAGAGCGAGTACCTGTCGTAGCGCCTTAGCCCATCCTTCTTTGGAGTCTTTAACGTGAACCACAGTATTAGACTCATAAAGCTTTTCAGGGATTTCAGGTAAACGGTTGACATACTTCTGCTCCACAGAGAAACCTACACCTGTACCACACAGGAGAATGTACATAGCCTCATCGAAGGCCTTAGGGTCGTCAATGGGCATGTATGAGCAGTTGTAGCCAGCTACGTTCTGACGGGTGAGAGCATCACCGGCTGTCATGATAGAACGCATGGAAGGCATAACGTCAAGGTTCAGGACTGCTGTCTCAAGGCGGTTACGCATCTCAGCTGTCAAGGTGTAGCCGTTGGTGTCTTTAAGTTGCTTCTCCATGAAGTCAAAGTAACGAGCCACTGTCTCATCCCAGTGTTCACGACGATTCTTACCGTCCAAGTAGCGGCTGTAACGTGACTTAGCGATGTAAGTCTGGTAGGGTGTCATTGTTGTCATTGTTTGGTATCCAGTTATTTTTAGAGGGCAGGCATTTTAGTACGATGAGATCATTTTGTCAAGATACCAACGTGCCTTTTTGAGGTCTTCTACACCATTCTTGTCCATGAAGCGCATTAAGTACTGCATAAGTTGTACATAATCTGCCTCAAAAAGAGGAGATTTAGATTTATTGTCGTCTTCGGCTATCTGAAGCTTCAAAACAAGCCTTTCAATAACGTCACGTACTTCAATATTCTCATATTCAAAGAGCATGTAATGCTTTGGTTTACTAATTACATCATAACTAGCTGTGCCATTTAAGCCTTGTTCCAATGGGATGTTCAAAGAAGCCATATATTCCTCAACTTCCTTTATTGTTGGTTTGTAAACTATTTGACCCGGTTTGATTTCCGCCATGTTTCTTCTCCAAATATTCGATTGATAGGAACATCTCGTCAAAGTGTCCGTCTTCTACTTCATTCATCACTAAGAGACCACGCCAGTGACGGTTGCTAAGCTGATCCATATAGTCTTCATCGTGAAGATAATAAGAGCCAGCGACAATAGCACAGATAGGCTTCCCATCAGCACGTTTACCGTAAGCGATTTGCTTCCCTTGTTGATGTCCAGCGACACAAGACATATGGAGCTTACTGATAATAGCAGCAGGAGAGGCAGCTGGTCTTCCCATCGCACCAACAGGCCAATAGTGAGAAAACCCAACACCATTGATGAATACAGGGTGTAGAAACTCATGCACTTCCCAATCATTTAAGTCTAAGTCAGCATAGGTCAGGAGACCTTCGAGCATAGGATTATTGTTAACAGCCCTCGTGAGGCGGTTCTCATGGTTACCCTTCAAGAAGACCATACGAGGCTTGTAGGCCTTGTGTTTAGCTTCCTTCTGACTCTTCTGAAGCTCTTTGAGAGGCGCTAGGAGCACTTCCATGCCCTTGTTACCTGCTTCTACGTCAGCTAGGTAGCGCTTACCTTCAAAGTACTTGCTACCTGCCTTATCGTGGCTGGAAAGGCTAGGGAAGTCCCAATGATCCCCTAAGTGAACTACCACATCAGGGCGGTACTCACAAACTGCCTTACCTGCCCAAGTCAAATGCTCTTGTGGGGCATCGGGCTTGCACTGTGTATCTGGAATTACGAGGATACGCATTACAGAGGCTTCCAATCAAAGTCAGTTACTCGTGTCTCGTACACCTCAGGGTAGGCTAACAGAAGCTTTTGCACTACCTCATCATTGAGCATACGACCATGACCTGAGTTACCTTCGATGTTCATAGGGAATGCCACTGAGTAGTACACCTGCTCTTTGATGTTGTACCCGTAGTGTTCACCCATCACGT